AAAAGCTGCTGCTGCATACCACCACCGCCGGCCGCATCAAGGAAGGCCCCTACAAGACCAAGATTGAACAGGTCGAATCATTGCTGTTGCGCGAGTTGGACTATCCGCTGGGACAGCCCCACCGCACCTCCGACGACTACTGGTGCGCCTTCCTCTTGCAGCTCGACAAGTGGGAACTGACCGACGACCTGACGAAGCTCGACGACCCGGAACTGTTCAAGAAGGTGAACCGCTCGATAGGCACCACCGTACAGCCCACCTACTACCGCGAGCGACTGCACGAAGCCGCCACCGGCACCGAGGACACCAAGCAGGAGGTGCTGACGAAGGATTTTAATATGTGGCAAGGTGTGAGCGTCAAGGACTGGATCAAGGCCGAGCAGGTGCGCCCCTTGCAACGGGAAATGCGGATAGACGATTGTACGAAGGACAAAGGTTGGGTGATATTCACGGGCTTGGACTTCAGCCAGGGTGATGACTTGCACACGGCTTCGTGGTTGGCAGCGAGAAAGCACCCGTCTGGTCGAGGCACGGAGTTCTTCGCAGACTTCGACGCATGGATCAAGGAGTCAACGCTGAAGCAGTCGAGCATCAGGGCACTCTATGAGCAATGGATAGCGCAGGGATGGTTGCACGTCTCGCCGGGCGACATCTTCCAGCCGTCGCTCTTCATCAACCGACTGGACGAACTCATCAAGAAAGGCTGTCAGTTCATGTATTGGGGCTATGATAAGTATCAGAGCAAAGACCCGATTAACACGCTGAAAGCCTACTTGCAGAGCGCGTGGGGCATAGCGAACCCAGACCCGTATATTCAGGTGGTGAGCCAGTTGAATAGTGAGTTCAACGCCCCGACCGATGACCTCTTTGCAGCGATGTTTGCTCCCGTGCCGTTCATCAGCTTTAGCCACAACCCCATGTGGCCGTGGTGCTTCGGCAATGCCGCGCTGGAGATAGACGGGCGCGACAACAAGCGACCCGTGAAACGGAGCCAGTCAGACAGTTGCAAGGTTGACCCGATTCAGGCAATCATCATGGCAATGGACCTTTATGAGCGATATGAAGGGACGTTGCACTGAACATAATGGCCGCTAACGTGGCGGCAAGTCGGGACGGCAGGGACAGGGCTTGAACCTCCGCATGACGGTGCGGGCAAGGCAGACAGCTACCAGTCGCCCCGATGATTTTTTTTATTATAAAACGTGCAAATATTTAAAGATTTAGCAAGAAATATTTAAAAAATATGATGGTACAATTTATCTTTATGACGATTGCATTTGTAATCATGCTGATCGTCGCGCTGATTCAGCAGCGCACAAACAAGCGACTGAGTAAACAACTGGAAGAAATCGAGGTGAAGGGCTGGCGCGAGGCGCACGGCTTCGGCAGGTTGGTAAGCACCCATCGCCGCTTCATCGTGATTGAGAACGCGGGCGACAACGCCACACTGAACCGCACCGTGGAGCAGTACAAAGAGGACGGCTACGAGTACGACAGCCAGAACAGCACCGACCGCCTGTTGGTGTTTTCCAAACATGAGGAAATCAAGGAGGGCGATAAATGAGACTACCCCGAAAACTGAAGAAAGGCTGTCGGACATTGAACGGCAACCCTCGCACGAAGTGGCAGCGCAAGGGACGGCTACACATCGCCAAGACGCTGCAACAGGTGGCTGACGCGGCTTGCGCTGCTGCCATCGGCATGGACTTGATGCGGCAGGCGGTCGAAAAGATTCACCCCGTCACGCTCCCGTCGGGCGGTATCGTGGTGCCACCACCTCCGAAGGTAGGCGTGGCTCGCATCAAGCATGAGCAGGAGGCGCGGCCATCGGCAACGGTGGTTGTGGACAAATGAACTATACCATCCAAACAAAATCAGTATGAACAGAGACAAACGAATCTATATTTCTGGACCCATGAGTGGGGTGCCACGGGAGGAATATCTGCGAAACTTCCGACAAGCTGAAATGGAATTGAGAATGAAGGGATTCAACCATATTGTAAATCCTATCAATGTATGGGTATGTAGATGGTTATGGCTCTACCGCTTGATGGAGAAGGTAATAGGCAAAGAAAATGCCTACACACTGGTATTGCTGTATGACTTGTGGCTTCTAAGCCGTTGCTCCACCATTTGCATGTTGGATGGTTGGTCAGCTTCCCGTGGAGCAAGGATCGAGAATTATTTCGCAGGATTGTCAAATAAGTTTATTATCACAAGTCTTGAATTGATATGAAAAAATTTTTCTGGATATTAGTTGTTTTGCTTTTAGCGAGCGTCGTGGTAAACGTGTGCCTATGGTGTTACAAGCCAGAGGTGAAGACAGTGGAAACACACGATACGGTGTGGAAAGATACGACCATCACGCCACCGCCACCGACTGAGCAGAAAGAGACGGGAGAGACGATCTACGTCAAGGTACCAATACCACCAACACCACAACCACCAGACACGACAGGGACGGTGGAAGTGCCGACGGGACAAGACTCTGCCACGATTGCGTTACCAGTGGAGCAGAAGCGATATGACGATTCTCTATACACGGCATGGGTGAGCGGCTTCCGTCCGCGATTGGACTCAATACGGTTGCACTTTCCAGAGATAACGCATACCATCACGAACACGGTGTACGAAGAACCACCGCGATTGATGTGGGGCATACAGATTGGCGCAGGCTATGGCATCGTGAACCGCAAACATGATGTGTATATTGGCATTGGTGCCACATTGAGAATTGGCAAAAACAAACGTAAAAGATAGAACTATGAGTACAATTACTATTATTATCATCGTCACCCTTGTCATCGCATTCTGCGTATGGGTGTATAAAACCTTGTAACCCGTGATGGGTGTATGCTTCTTCGTGAGAAGGACAAGGCTCAAAGATTAATATTTATAATAATTATTAAGCCTGGTAACTGTTACGGCAGTTATCAGGCTTTTTTGTGTTTTCCCCTCCAAAATTGTTAAATATACCAAATATGATATATTTTTATTATTAAATATTTGGTATATTCAAATATAATGCTTATCTTTGCAATGTAAACAATAAACAATTAGAACCGGCGGCAACGGATAAGCGGCACAAGATTATGAAACTTACAACTTACACAAAGTATTACTTAGAGCAGAATCAGGAAATCGTTTTAGTTATCGCAAACCCTTACGGATTCAATGCGAAGCAGACCAAGAAACTGGAGAACGCTGGTGCAAGATTCGATAACGAAAGAGGTTGGGTAGTCGATATGAACAAAGAGAACTACAAAGAAATCTGCAACAATCTCAAAGGTTTTCAAATGGAGTGCTTCTTGATGAAATAAATCGATCGGGAGGGGCGACCCTCCCACTAAATTATAGGAACTATGAAGTACGAGACAAGACCATTTATCATGCTGAACGACCTCGAAGAGATGTACGAGTACAGCGACGAGAACATGACAATGCTGGAGCGCGGTCACAGAATCCCCGTGCCTCTCTGCATCGACACCATCCGCTTGGGCTACCCAGTGATTGACTTCAGCGAGGGCGACCACAAGGACTTCCCCGTGTTGGATAACGACCCCGTGAGAACCTTGACTGGTCTGCTGTTGGAGATTAACCGCATCATCAATGTGGAGTGCGACAACGGCCACAACTATGCGCCACACGACAAGTCGGACTATTGCATCGAAGTGATTCAGATTGAAGATAACATTGCAAACGTATTTATAGGGAGTTAAGATCATGAATAGAGACGAAGAGCGCAAGCGGATTGGGCGAAGGATTGCTGAGATTCGCAAGAGTGTGGTATGGACGGACGGACAGGGCATCAAGCGCAAGGGAATGACGCAGGGAGAACTGGCCGAGCGTTGCGGATTGGCACAAAGTCACATTGCAAGGATTGAGGCCGGTCGATACTCCGTAGGCCTCGACACCCTTCAGCAGATTGCCGAGGCATTAGAATGTGAGATTGATTTGGTTGCTATAAAGCAGCACCAAACAAAATAGTAATAACAAAAAACAAAGGAACTATGAAGAAATTTATGACAATCATGATGCTTTTGGCCTCGATGACGGCTGGAGCGCAGAGGTGGGTAAAGAAAACAGAACCAGCAGATGTGATAAAAGGAACATCTGAAAGAGTGTACTATTCAATCGACATGGATTCTGTAACAACCTTCAAAATGTATGCCGACAATGGCGAGTGGTATTTGCGAACCAGATTATCTCGTAATGGTTTCAAACTGAAGATAAAAGCATTTCAGATGCAAGTACAGGAAATTCAGACCCGTGCAACATTCGGGTTTATCGACAACGAGGGAAATATTGCACGGCCAACGCTGAATGATGTCAAAATGACGGCGACAGAACGAGCGCAGGTGATCGGATTTGGAAAATTCACTTCAAATGATGCTTTAGAAGTCTCTAACTATTTGCAAAACGGACGTGGTTGTGTTCAGATCATTGCAGCACTACACATGGGTGGCGAGTTCAATATGAAAATACCATGTATTCCTGATGAAGTGAAATAACAGGCGATACAGAATGCAAGCGGCTACGACTTACCATCGCAGCCGCTTTTTTTTTCATTTTGTGAATATCAAACGAAATGGTAGGTAAACCTTACAGGCATTTTTCTTCGGTTGTTGTAATTGTTTAACTTAAACGGAAGAAAAATGAATAAAATCATTAATTGGTTGACGCATTGGGATAAAGACAAGGTTTTGCACTTTACCTTATCGTTCCTGATAGCCATAATAGCGGGATGCTTTGTTAAACTCATTGGAGGTGAAAAGTATCAAGTTCTGGCTGCGGCATGGTTCGCTGGATTCTTTGCTGGAGTTTCAAAAGAAATCTATGACGAATGGAAGTACAAAGGTGCGGACGAAAGCGATTGGGCTGCTGACATTGTAGGCACCACGCTTGGCACATTGGTATCATTTATATTCATGATATAAGAAGGATGGCTTATGTGCAAAATAGAGGACATTAAGAAAGAAGAGAAACAATGCTGCTTCTGCAAAATAGTGTTTGCGGTATGCTTCGTTGTTTCTATTGGTTTGATCGTGGCAGGATTCTTTATGCCTCCGATGGGCGTTATTGACGGAAGTGTACTAACAGCCGTTGGTGAGATGCTGCTGTTCCCGACTCTCGTATATGGCTTCAGAGCCATTGAACTGGGTTTGGAGGTAAAATTCCAGAAGGGAGAGACCTCTATCGAAATCCACCGCGACGATGATGATAACGACAAAAAGTAAACTAACATGGAACTTTACAAGATAGGATCGCGTGGCGAAATGGTGAAGCAGATACAGAAGGCACTACACCTGTATGCAGATGGTATCTTCGGTATTATCACAGAGGAGGCAGTCAAGGCATTCCAAAGGGAACACGGACTGACGGCTGACGGTATCGTGGGACCCGCAACGTTGGCGAAACTGATTCCCGTGAGATTCAAGAAGTCGAAGCGCATCATCCGCGAGATCATCGTACATTGCACTGCAACACCTGAAGGACGTGACTATACCGTGGAACAGATTCGCCGCGACCACAAGGCGCAAGGCTGGAGCGACATCGGCTACCACTATGTAATATACAGGGACGGCAGCATCCACGAGGGTCGTGACGTTGACAAGATTGGTGCACACTGTGCTGCGGGTGGTCACAATACTTACTCAATCGGAGTGTCGTATGTAGGCGGTGTGACGAATACCCCAGGCGTTCCATATTCCAAGCAGAAATCGAAGGACACCAGAACCGACGCACAGAAGGCAGCGTTGCTATCATTACTGATGGACTTGAAGAAAATCTACCCGCAGGCTATCATTGTCGGTCATCACGACTATGAGGCGAAAAGGGACTGCCCTTGCTTCGACGCAAAGCGGGAATACTCGAAGATATGAATTCCAATTTATCATAAAGTTAAAGTTTATATTTATAGTTTTTTAGGTTGGTGAGGCTCAGCGGAGCCTCTTTTTTTTATTTTCGACGGAATCGAAAAACGCACAGAAGGGCTGTGAAAAACACAAGTAAACCAATAACAGCTTTTTGCCGGGATATAAAAGAACGATAAAAAGCAAAATAGAATGAAGTGGTTGACACTTGAAAAAATTAAGCAGCAGTGCCGCATAGAGGCGGGCTTCACGTTGGAAGATACTCTGCTGACCAGCTACGGCAACAGTGCCGAAAGCACCATCCTGAATCATCTCAACAGGACGTACTATGACCTCACGGAGCAGTACGGCGATGTGCCGCAGGACATCATCAACGCCTCGCTGATGCTGGTGGATGTGTGGTATCAGCACCGTTCGCCCGTCGAGGCATTGAGTATGTCGATAGTCCCATACACATTCGACTTGCTGATAAAACCGTATATGCGGTTGGCATCAGCAGAGGATGAAAGCGTTGTGACTTATGTTCCCAAAGGCGACGATACAAAGGCAGAGTTCACGGCTGATTTGCCAGACGACTTGAAACTAAGCGACGTTGAGTTTACCGGTATCATGATCAATGCCGATACCGCCAAAACGGTAGCATTTACGAAAGCGGATTGCATTATGGTGGGTGATGGCGCAAGTTATGTTGTGCTAATTAATACGGACGTGATGGGCGTAGGTCAACTGTTGATAAAGCTGATGGTACAGATACCTGATACGGACTATCAGACGGGCTACCGTCGAGCAGTAATAAAGATTAATCCACACATACAGGTTACAGGATGAAAGGCTCAGCACATATCATAGGAAGCATCAGCGGCAGAGGCTCAGCCATAGGCGACGTGACGACAAAAGCTGTTTCGCCGATTGCTTTGCCTGTTGGTGGTCGTGCGGAGGTATTGAGTATGATAGTTGGAAATGGTGAAAGAACACAGGACACTGGGATTCGCCACTTTCTGTATGTATCACCCGAACAACCGCAAAACCTCGTGTGGCTTGTCCCGCAGGTTGGCATCGACTACACTATCGAGACCTCTACGAATCTGAAATGGCAAATCAAATAAGAAAATAATATGGCATACGCAAGTTGGCTCTCTCCGAGCAAGACATCAGGATCGGGAAACGATACCGTCAATGTGACGGCTGGTTCCGACAATACGGGTAGAAATGCCCGCAGTACAAACATGACGTTCAAGGCAGCGAACTGCGCTGACGTGGTGCGACAGGTGACGCAGGCCGGCAGGCCTGAGTTCGTGACCATCGCAGGCACGGCTGCTATCGACAAAACTGGTGGCACCATCACCATCAGCGGCACGTCGAACTCGAAAAAACTCACATTCAGCCTTGCAAGTGGTGGCACGTTGTTGCTAACGCTTCCGGCAAACTATACTGCCAACAGCGTTTCGACGGCGAATGGTGCGAACATCTCAGGCGATCCAGGCGCATCGGCTGAGTACGCATTCCAGATTCAGTTCTCCAATGTCGCCGCCAACCCCACTATCACGGCAAAGAGTGTGCAACTCATTGTGACCGACGACGGCGGTCATACTGCCACCTGTACCATCACGCAGGCTGCTGGCGATCCTACGCTCAGCGTATCTCCCGCAAGCGTCACCATCGATTGGAACGCATACAGCGCAGAGACATCTGCATCGTTCGCTGTTACATCTAACACTAACTGGACGATTGAGTAATGGCAAGCATCAGTATTCCTTGGAAAGAAGGCACCGGCAACATTATCCTGACCTACAACGGCAGTCAGGGTAATGACACCGTGACTGTCACCAGTGATACTGATAACCTCGGAAAAGACCGACAACAGACCATCTCGTTTGTGATTCAGAACGGAGCTATACGGCACACCATCGGCACCAGCAGCGGACACCTGCTTAAAACATCCGACGGTCACTACCTCCGCTCGCTCGACAATGCGATGAAGGTGACTGTGACGGTTATCCAACCGACAGGCATGCGTGTCATCGTGACCAGCAGCGGTCACAGATTAAGAACAAAGATAGGTCATGTACTTCGTTGCCGTCCTTCGGCATCATAAAAAATAGAAAGATTATGGGATATTCTTCAGGAATGATGAACAAGCGCATCAAGATAGCCAAGCGCGTGGACTCCGCCGGCGGCGACTTCGGTCGTTCCAGTGGCGGTCATAAATACACCCTGCTCGGTGAGTTTTGGGCATCGGAAAAGTTTGACAAAGGCATGAAGTCTCTACGTGAGGGTGCCTTAGATGCCTACGACGTGGTGATGTTCAGAATGCGCTATCATGCCGACATCGACCGATGGTGCCTGATTCAGTATCACGGATTGTGGTATGACATTCAGTCGTTTAACGAGAGTTATCAAGACAACGAGATTCAGATCACCGCCAAGGAACGTGCAAACCAACAGGTGACTATCATCACACCACCGTCGATCAGCGACATCAGCGGTGGAGATATAAGTAGTAGCGAAATTGGCGGGTAAACCCAAAGCGCGGTTAGGAGTGATTAGTAAGTATAATTAAAAAATATTGATTATGGGAAGAAGAACAACACAGGCTCCCGAAGAGGAGAATCTGGAAAACGTAGGTCAGACAGCAGAGGCCACAGGTGGCGAGAATATCGGTCAAGAAACTGAGCAAACCACTGGTGACACAGCCGATGAGACCACCGGCGAGGCTGTTGATGATGGCGCACAGGACAACGGCATCCGTTGCATGGTGTCGCAAGTAAAGGACGGAGAGACCAAGGTGTCTGAAACACTCGATGAAGGATGGAATGCCGACGGTGTGGCACTTGTTGACGGCAACTGCGAGACAATGTTGGTGGTAGCCCTGAATGAGTCCCAACAGGCTTTCGGCGGTGACGAGTCGCAAGACCTCGAAGAAGATGTCGCCAGTCCGTCGATGTCAAGCATGGACGGCAAACAGCGCAGTGCGTTCCTCATCGACTTCTACCAACGCGAAGAGAAGGCTGTTCCGGCACTCGATGCCTGTACCGCATTCGGATGGTTGCCGTCTGGCGGTGAGATGGCCCTGATCTATGCCAACAAGGATTCCATCAACGAAAAAATGGAAGCCCTTGGAGGTACCGTCTTGGGTGATGGCAGATACTGGACATCTCAGCGATTCTCTAACGACCGCATGTGGAGTTGCGGCATGAGCGACGGCACTTTCGGAATTGCGCTTGGCACGGCATCCGTTGCTGGTGTCAGAGCCGTGAAAAAGTAATTAATCAGAAGTTTAACAAATAATAAAAATACAACTATGGCAGATTTTGATTTAACCCAAACCGACGCGCAGGTGCAGTCTATTCTTAACGATGCACAGGATGCGATGGGTGCCGGTGCTCAGACCACCCTCACCACAGACTATGTTATGCTCAAAGACACAAATGGGCGTTATCATAAGATTTTGAAGGATTCATTGACAGAGGCTTGCCGCAACGTGCTTTCAGGCCTGCTCGTAAACAACGACAAGGGTACTACCATCTCACAGATCGCAGCCATCGCCTCTGGCGACTTCGGCTCTATTACTCCTGCCAATTTGGCATCAGTTCTGGGCGCATCAAGAAGGAGGGCGTATGGTGCCAACATAGACGAGATGATAACCCCGTATATACACATTTATACAGTAACTGCGGCAGAAACCAACGAATGTCAAGGAACCTTCCCTAAAGGAAGTGGCACAGCAACAGAGTTCAATGGAGCATTTGATTTGGAAGTTAAATACGTTGCAAACCGTATAAGTCAAACAATGCAAGACAACGGGTTAGGTGGCATCTGGTGGAGGTATTATAACCCAACTCCACAGAGTTGGAGTGTATGGTATAAAGTAACAACTACTCCAGGTTCAGTTTGATTCTGGGCGGTACAACAACTGTAATCACGGACTGGGATAGTATAAACTTTAACGGAATGGTAAGCTCTGCTTCTTCTGCAAACAGTGCACCAGATACGTCAGGTTATTTTACAGGATTCCAGTTCTTAAACTCACGTCATCAACATACTTATCAGATTGCTATAAGGTCATCTGATTTAACTGTATACATCCGAGTTAAGACGTCTCTTAACGCTAATTGGGGCGTATGGAAAAAGATAGAATCATCTATTTAACAAAAGGAGTGGGTTAATTTCCACTCCTTATTGCGTTAGTGTAAATCTATACCAATTGCCCCACGAAGCATTGTTTTGGGTGCTAACTCTGATAAACATTCCGTATGTCGTAGTATTAAGTGCAGTTGAAATCACAATCTGAAGGCTTCTGTTGTTACCGTAATGGTTAATTAAGATAAGGTCATTAGTAGCTTCTGGCGCATTTGTTGTCTTGGCTTTCTGAAGAAGGAAAACACCTGATGTGTTGAATGTATCAAGATCAATTGCAACGCCATATTTGGTTGCTGTCACTGCGCCCAGAACTGATGCAAAAGATGCCGAAAGTGGCTGAAACAGGCGAGAATGACAGAGTGTTTTTCTTAAAACTTCATAAAAAACCGCCACTCGAAGAACAACGATGGCGGTTTTTTCGTAATTTTGCGACTGACGGATAGCCGGAAGTCATGAGCCGTGCGAAAAGGTAAGCAAACAGCCCTGCCGTCGTTTTCAAAATTTGTTTGCATGACTTTTTAACTGTTTGCATTATGTTACACAAAATCGTTTATGACGTGATTTTCAATCCGTCGAAGAAATGGAGCCGTACTGGTGACGGCATGATTATGATCCGCGCCTCGCAGGGCCGCAAGTCTGTTGACATTCCCACGAACATCTTCTGTCAGTCCCGTCAGTTCTCCGACGGCTACATCAACTCACTGCACCCTCAGTTTAACGGGATCAATGCCATGATCAACCAGATTCTGCTCGACATTCAGGCCACGGAGATAGAAGCCTTCCGGCGCGACATCAACATGACCGTGCAGCGGATCTACTCGATGTATGTCGAAGCACTCTCCACTACCGTCCCGCTGACCGAGTTTGCCGAGAACATCCTCAAATACTCTTCCAACAGAAAGGAGGTGACGAAACGCTCATACCGCGACGTGGTGAGAAACATCAATGAATTCTCCCCAGGTGTAGCCCTCGAAGACATGGATATTCAGTGGATAAAGAAATACGAGCGTTGGATGTATGACCGAGGCATGAGCGACTCAACGGTATGGGGACGCATGAAGGTGATACGCGCCTTCTTCAACGAAGCCATCAAGCGCGACCTGCTGAAGCCTTGGCAGACACCATTCCGCATCTACGAGATTCCAGAACTGCGCTACCGCACCGACGTGCTCCGATTCTCTGAGATGGAAGACCTGTTGCACTATCGATTTGAAGACAGGAAACTGGCCAAGGCGCGTGACTTCTTCCTGCTGTCGTGTTACACAGGTCTGCGCTACGGCGACATGATACGGCTGACATCAGGCCACATCCGTCAGGTGGGCGACGAGACATGGCTGACGATGCAAACCATGAAGACAGGCAAACTGGTGCAGATACCGCTGACCATCATCTTCTACGGAAGGGCGATGGATGTGCTGCGGAAATACAAGCGGGTGGAAGACCTGGTGGAGGTGTTCAAGTGCAACACTACCATCAACCGCGCCATCCACGACATGTTTTCCATCTGTAAGATTGGCGGGTCACAGCGCATCACCGTTCACACCGCCAGAAGGTCGTGCATCACGGGATTGGCAGACTTCGGCGTGAACGTTTATGTCATCCAGAAGGTAGTAGGCCATGCCCGCATCACCACCACTCAGAAATACATACAACTATCCACCGCCACCATCGAGGCCGACCTGCGCAAGGCATTCCCGAAGGACAGACCTATCATCATACCCGAAGCCGTGCCACTGCCTCCTGAGATAGAGTTTGCAGAGGCAGAAGAAATCAACTAACCATAAATCAATACTATCAGAAGCGGGAGCATTCCGAAATGGAGTGCTCCCGCTTTTTTTTGTGCTTTTCACGTTCAGTAAACCCGAGACGCTATTTCGCACGAATAGCAAAGCAATAATCAATTTACAGACGATATGGCAACGATTAAAGGTCAAAACCTCAGAATTTTTCTCGGCAATGCAGAGACCACTCCCATTGCCGCTGCCTTACAGTGTGTGCTGCAAGTGACGATGAACGTGCAAGAGCGTAGCACCAAAGATGACGAAGGAGCATGGGCTCGCAACCATGTCGCATCGCTGACGTGGAATGTGAGAGTAAACGGAGCCGTGACACTCGACCCCGACCGCAATGACCCCGCAAGTCTTATGGATCGAATCGGTCAGATGGTTTATGTCAGACTGGCTTTGGCTTCCGGCGAACAGAACAGCACGATGGGCGACATGCTCATCTGCGGCTATGCGATACTCTCCGACGTGCAGATCACGGCACAGAACCGACAGCGTGGCACGTATGATGTCACTCTGACTGGATGCAAGAATCTAATCAACGAGGTGCGCCGTCTGCGTAGTAGCCAGGGTCACTACCTGAAGACCGCCGACGGTCATATCCTCGCGGCTCCGCATCAAGGTTAAACAAAACAATACAGGACTATGAAACAGAAAAGAGAAGTAGCAATTATTAACTACAACACGCCGGAGCTGACGGAGGCGGCGGTATTGAGCATCCGCAAGCATGGCGGTGGTGACTATCATATCACCATCTTCGACAATTCCGACACGCGACCGTTCAAAAAACGGATGCGTGGTGTGAAGCGTATCGACAACACCCAAGGTCAGGTGATTGACTTCGACAAAGAGTTGGAGAAATACCCAGACCGCTGCCGTGACATCGGTTGTGCGAAGGGGTGTGAGTTCGGGAGTGCGAAACACATGATGACGGTGCAAAAGTTGTGGGAGCTACTGCCGGACGGCTTCGTGCTGATGGAGAGCGACATCCTGCTGAAAGCGAACATCGACGAGTTTTTCAACGAGCAATACAGCGTGTATGGATATTGCCAGAAAGCACAGCCGTACAACCCGTTTGGCATTGGTCGCATGCTGCCGATGCTTTGTTGGATGAACGTACCGATGCTTCAGCGCGGGGGTGCCAAGTATTTCGACCCTGAGCGCACCTATGGACTGCTGCCTGGTGGTAAGCAAAACCGAAATAACTGGTATGACACCGGCGCACCTCTGCTCGAAGACATCCTATCCAAGCGTCCGCGTCTGAAGGGCTACCACCGCGACATCCGCGAGTTTGTGGAGCATTTCGGCAGTGGATCATGGCAGAATAATTCACTCGACGCTCATAAGGCGTGGTTGGAACAACATAAAGACTTGTGGCAATGAGAATCGAGGTATTTACTTTCTGTTGGAATGAGATGGTTGTGCTGCCGTTTGCCGTCGATTATTGGAGACGCTATGCCGACCATGTAACCGTGTTTGACAATGGCTCGACCGACGGCTCCATCGAGTTTATGCAGCAGCATTCGGACTTGATCAGCATTGAGCATTGGGAAACCAATAACCAGATTAACGACAAGATGCTGCTCGACACTAAGAACGAGGCGTGGAAACGTGCCCGTGGCTCTGCCGACTTGGTGGTTATGGCTGATATGGACGAGATGCTGATTCCGATGGGTGACGAGCTTCAGCGGATGATGGACGAAGGTTGCACGGTGTGCATGCCTCGCTGGTTTACGATGATGAGCGACGAGGTGCCGACACACGAAGACGGTAAACTGTTGCACGAGATACGGCCCTACGCCATCCAAGCACCGGCCAAGGCCATTGTGTTCGACCCGAACCGTATCGAGAACATGCGCTACGAGCCAGGGGCACATCAGTGCCAGCCTGAAGGATATGTGAAGTGGTTCGATGGTGGTATCTACTGCTTGCATACCGACCACAACTTCTCTCTCGACAGCAAGATTGAACGTTACCGTCAGATGAACGCCCGGCAGAGTGCCATCAACCGACAGAAGGGCTGGGGCATCCATTATGGATTCAGTGCAGAGCACCTGACGAAATGGTGGGGCGAGGCTTGGCAGCAGACGGTAAACCTCAACGATATAATTCAGAAGCACAATGGGTAAGGTAGCAGCAATGGCCCTGTGTCGTTTGGGCAACCAGATGTTTATCGCGGCGGCAGCCCGGACGTTTGCAGCCCGCACAGGCCGCGAGTTCATCGGACTGGTGAAGACCGACGTTGCGCGGGACTACCCAAAAGAGGAGGAAGTCATCATGCGGCGTGTGCCGTGGGTGAGCCGTGAAGCGGTGAGCGACTTCTGGCAGATGCCGCACGGCGATTACCTGTGCAACGGATTCCCTGAGACCGATGCCGACAACGTGCTGCTGAATGACTTCTTCCAGGATGCCCGCTGCATCGACCGCGACATTGCCTTTGACCTCTTCAAGCCTTACGACTCGATACTGAAGGAAATCCACGAAGTCTATGGCGACGTGAGCGACATGGTGTGCGTGAATGTGCGTCGCGGCGATTATCTGCGCTGTCAGAAATACGGGTTCCGTGTAATGACGAAAACCGACATCGACACAATGCTGAAGGCATTCTTCCCAAAGGAGAAAGTGCTGTTTGTCAGTGAGGACATCGAGTGGTGCAAGCAGAACTTCAGCGGTAAACGCTACATGTTTGCCGACCGTCCGTGCCGCTACAAGCCCGAAATGGATTTGTACCTGCCGACACAATGCAAGGCGAACATTATCAGCAATTCCACTTTTTCGTGGTGGGGTGCCTACCTGAACGAGCGAGCCGAAAAGGTTGTCTGTCCGTGGCCGTGGTTTGCGGATGGAAAGATAGACCCGATGAGCCATGTTTTGCCAGACGGCTGGATTCGATGGTAAACCCAAGACATAGAATTGTAAGATTAGAAAAGGCAAATAGATATGGATAATTTCTTTGTGAATATGTTCCGAAAGCGCAGGGAGGCACCGAGTCCCATCGGTGTGCCAGCAACGACTGACCCGAACGCTCCGAGCAACCAGCCGAAGGTGACGGGCGGCTCGTTCGAGGAACGCATTGCATACGTTCGTGGTCCTGAGTCGGCTCTTGTGGTGGCGGCGGTGTATCGTGCCGTGAATCTGAGGGCAGACACGATGAGCGTCATGCCCGTGCAATACCAGAAGCGCGACTTCGAGGGCGGAAACTTCGTGACGGATATGCGCGGGCTTGGCAAACGCATCAACTATCTGTTGCAGGAAGAGCCGAATCCCATCATGAGTGCTGCCGACATGTGGAAGTTGGTGGAGATCAACCGCCTGTTCTACGGCAACGCTTTCGTGTATATCGAACGTGACGAGTTCGGATTCCCCTACCGTTTGTGGCTGGTGAAGACTGGCGGTTACAACATCGCCACGGGCACGTACAGCAGCATCGTGTATCTGACTGACCACGGCTACGAGACGCGAGTGAATGTGCCACGCGAGGACGTGCTGCACTTCGCCAACACGTTCCGCTATCAGAACGGCATCTGGGGCATCCCGACGCTCCAGTACGCCATCGAGACGCTGAGCCTGAACCGCACCATCAAGCAGCAGGCATTGGAAACGGCTGCAAAGGGCGGTCGCGTGAAGGGATTCATCGGCGAGGACACCAGCAAGACCGTTTCGCCCATCGCTGCTGGACTCTTTGACAAGTCGGAAATGGACAAGTATGCTGAGGAAATCCAAAGCAAACTCTACAAAGGTCACGACATCATCGCCATCCGAGGGCTCGACAAGTTCGTGCCTATCTCAATGACGGGCAGCGATATGCAGATGTTCGAGCAACTGGGTGGCACCAATGACGACGTGAGCCGCTTCTTCGGCGTTCCCCGTCCGCTGCTGATGCTTGATACCAACTCGCACTACAACGACTATCAGAACGCCACGATGGAGTTCCACACTCGAACCATCCTGCCGCAGAAGACGGGCAACGAAAAGGAGATTGCCCGCAAGCTGATCGGCTTCAAGGACTACGGCGTGCGCCGCATCCACATCTGCGAAAAGCCGCTGCTGGCGATGGACCCCGAAAGGCAGGCGAAGGTGGACCTGCTGAACTTGCAAACGGGTGCCAGCACCATCAATGAGGTGCGGGCCGAGCACGACCGCCCGAGCGTAGAGAAGGGCGACACCCCAATGGCAAGTGCCAACCTGATGACACTCGATGCGCTGATTGCTAAGAGCGGTACCACCGAGCTAAAGCCGGGCAACTACACCGTGGCAGAACCCGCCAAGGAGGGCGAAGGCGAAGAGTGAGAAAAACATCGTCACGTGACAATCTCGAAACTGCGACGTGGCAAATAAAATCTGCCACGTGGCGACCGAAAACTGGCACATGCCAAAAATAAATCGGCAAAAGCCATTTTGAAAATGGCAAAAGCCAAATTAAAAACGGCAAAAGACAACGAATATGACACCAAACCCAACAAAAGAGGAAATTGAAGCCCTCGAAAGAGAGATTCATCATCAGCAGAAGAAGCGTGAGAAGAACATCAGACGCGCAGTAAACCCCGGACGCTAAAACGCCCGTATAGTAGATAACATTTTCAAATGTAAAACGAGAATATGAAACAGGTTAGATTTTTTCCAAACGACCTTTGCGGCCTTCAGGTCCGCGAAGATGAAAACGGACAACAGAGCCGCGAGGTGAATGGCCGCGCCATCGTGTTCGGTGTGCGCAGCGTGAACCTTACACCGTGGAGCTCTACCCGTGTAGTCTATGAGGTGCTGGAGCCTGGTTGTTTGACACAAGAGCTGATAAACCGCAGTGACGTGATCTACAACCTGAATCACAACAGCAGCGTGCTCAACGTGCTGGGCCGCTTCCGCAACTCTGAGAAGGACACCCTGAAACTCGAACTTCGAGCCGACGGTGTTTACAACAGCTGCGATCTGCCACAGACCACCGCAGCCAACGATGCTCTGGAGCTCATTAAGCGTGGCGACATCAACGGCCAGTCGTTCGCATTCGAGGATG